CAGTAAAGTATTTGTATCACCTGGAGTTTATACTTCAGAGGTTGATTTAAGTTTTGTGGCACAAAGTGTGGGGGTAACCACACTTGGTATAGTGGGAGAGACTCTACGAGGTCCTGCTTTTGAACCAATATTCATCAGAAATTTTGATGAATTCACAGCTTATTTTGGTGGAACCTCACCAGAAAAATTCATTAATACTCAAATTCCAAAGTATGAGGCGGCATATATTGCCAAAGCTTATTTACAACAATCTAATCAATTGTTTGTAACAAGAGTACTTGGGTTATCGGGGTATGATGCGGGACCCTCATGGTCAATAACTACAAAGGCAAATGTTGATGGTAGTACAGTGGATTTTTATTGTAACTCATCTTCATTAGTTGATTGTGTAACTGAATGTACTGATTATGAAGTAATTGACTTTAGTGTTGATTTCAATGGATGTTCTAATAACATATCGTCAATCAGTTTCAATACCGCACAAATTCCGTCAGTTATTTTAAACAAACTAAGTAATTCTTTAGAACTATTCAATGGAAGTACTACTTCATTGTTGGCTCAAATGAACAATCAAGTTTATAACGCAATCTTATCTTCGGGTAACACCACCGGTTCCTCAATTTATTACTATGGTGTAATTTCTGGAGGTAGTTATAGCGCGTTATCAACTACTTATAGTGCAGAAACAAACGTGTTTGGTGTAGACACCGTAGATTCAACAAATTACAATTACGCTGACCCAAATAATGACCCTTGGTATTATGCGTTGTTTGATAATAACTCTCATCAGGTTGGGGGATATTCGGGGTATTCATTTTATACAACTATAAGTAGCTTTATTCCGACGACAACATCTAGTAATTGTGCAACTTTCTATTCATTCCAATTAGATGGTACACCTGGTGTTATAAATTACAACACCAATACAATAACAGTTTGTGTAGGAGCTTTGAGTGCTGCTTTCACACCAACATATACGACTTGTGTTGATGAAGATAATATTACAGGTCCTGGAGGAGCTATTTTATGGAATGGTGCTTCATTCTTGGATTTAAGTTCAGGTTCGGCAATAGTTCAGATGGTATCTGAAGATGGTACAGTTACAGTAAATTGGAATATCGTTGCAGTTGTAAGCGACCCCTGTAATCCTTGTACCGCAACAGGTGCTGGCGAAGGTAATGTTGGTTCAATCAATAGATGTTATAGCGGTACTTTGACCGGTAAAATTTATGTATATAGTGGAACACCGTATTTAGATTACGATAATTTAGTTATTGCTACTCTCCGTTCAAGAGGTCTTGCAACATATGGTAACGATACAGGTGCGGTTTACGAAGTTACAGGATTGACTGACGTGAGTATGGTTACAACAGGTCAGTATTCAGGAGTAACCAAAAATCCATTCTCAACTTTTGGATTAAACGTTACAAATAACGATGGAACGACCCTGTTCTTTCAAACCTCATTTACTAATGCGGACACTCAATATATTTCAAAAGTATTCGGTTCAACAAACTTTGCAAAACCAAGACAAACCGTTCCTTTATTTGTTGAGGAAAGATATCAAAACTTATTGAGTTACGCTTATAGAAAAGGTTACATTAAAGGTTTAAATACCTCGTTAACCGCACTAAACAGTGCCAGAAGTGAAGAGATAACAAGTATCGGTTTTTATTTAGAACAATACCAATCATCGTCTTCACCATGGATAGTATCTGAATTAAGAGGTTCTAAAGTATATAATTTATTCAGATTCCATACAATTGCTGATGGTGAAGACGCTAACTTACAAGTTAAGATTTCATTGGCTAATATGTCTTTTGCTAATCAGACATTTGATGTGTTAGTTAGAGATTATTTTGACTCTGATAATTCTCCAGTGGTTATAGAAAAATTCACCAACTGCAGTATGGACCCCAATGAAAATAGCTTCATTGCCACTAAAATTGGTACTTCCGATGGGGAATATCAGTTAAATTCTAAATACATAATGGTTGAAATGAATGAGGATGCTCCTACAGATGCACTACCTTGT